GAAGAATTAACAAGCTGGCCTAGCATAAATTGCTATGAGTCCATGAAGTCCTGCAACCGTAGCAGTTTCCAAGGCACGGAGCGGCTACCATACTTGCCCCGGCTTATACGCAGCAGCACAAACCCCTATGGTGTCGGCCATGCATGGGTAAAGGGCTATTTTATTGACCCTGCACCGTATGGGAAAATTATTACAGACAAGGAAGGAAATCAGCGGTGTGCCCTGTTTGGTTCTGTAAAAGAAAATCCCTACCTTGGGGAAGAGTACATTAAGACGCTGGAATCCATTACAGATGCGAACAAGCGTAAAGCATGGCTGGAAGGAAGCTGGGACATTACCAGCGGCGGTATGTTTGACGATCTTTGGGATGGCAAGAAACATATCATTCCTGCATTCGAAATTCCCCATAGCTGGCGCATTACTAGAAGTTTTGACTGGGGCAGTTCCAAACCTTTCAGTTGTGGTTGGTGGGCCGTTAGCGATGGTACGGAAGCTACTTTGAAAGATGGGCGCAAAATTAGCTTCCCAAGAAAAACATTATTTCGAATTGGTGAATGGTATGGTTGCGAAGAAGGGAAGCCAAACGTTGGACTTCGCCTTCCTGCTAAGGTAGTAGCGCAGGGCATAACAATTCGTGAGACACAAATGCGTATTCAAAACCGCGTGCAAATTGGACCAGCCGACAGCGCAATTTATGCGGTTACAGACGAAGCTTCTATTGGGCAAAATATGGAGTTAGAAGGTGTTTTTTGGACACCAGCAGACAAGCGTCCGGGAAGTCGCAAAAATGGTTGGGAGCTGATGCGAGATCGCATGGACGCAACTGCCAAGGCCGAAGACAAACCGGGGTTCTATGTGTTTGACAATTGCAGAGATTTTATTCGCACTGTGCCAAACATTGCAAGAGATACAAGAGACCCCGATGACGTTGACACCGATGCGGAAGATCACATTGCGGACGACACCCGTTATATGGTATTATCCGCAGATCATGTGGTGCACCGTATCAAAATTAGTGGCGCGTAAATTTTAGGAGCTTAACTATCATGGCTGTTAACAACACGCACGAAGACTATAAAGAAATGTGTGGCAAGTGGAAACGCTGCCGCGATGCTTCCGAGGGGCAAGACGCAGTCCACAAAGCGGGGACAGAATATCTGCCAATGCTTGCGGACCAGTCTTCTGCCGAGTACCATGCTTACAAGACACGGGCAAGTTTTTACAACGCGACATGGCGAACAATCAGCGGCCTGCAAGGTATGTTGTTTCGCAAGCCCCCTGTGGTAGAGGTTGCAGAGGTTGTGAAGCCAATGTTGGAAGACGTTTCGTTGTGTGGGGAAAACCTGCACATGTTCGCGTTGGAAGTGTTGGAAGAAGCACTAACAGTTGGACGTGTTGGCATTTTTGTTGACTACCCAACTATCGATCCGATACATAACACGCAAGCGGATTCCAAACTTTTGGGCCTGCGTCCAATAATGAAGCAATACTGCACAGAAAGTATTATCAATTGGAAGGAAAGTGTTATTGGCAACACTTGCATCCTGTCCATGGTTGTGCTTTCTGAAGAAGTTGCAATTCCCGGCAAGGACGAATTTGATATTGCAGAAGGTACTCAATATCGGGTGCTGGACCTCACCCTAATGGAAAAGGAAGACGGCACAAAAGAAACTGTGTATCGTGTTCGTGTATTTACAATCGATCCGAAAACCGGTTTAGACGTTCTGGTAAGCACGGCCTATCCCATGATTAAAGGCAAGTACCTATCCACAATACCGTTCTTTGTTGTTGGTACGGACTGCGTGGAAATTGACCCAGACACGCCGCCATTGATTGATCTTGTGGACATCAATTTGTCCCACTACCGTACAAACGCAGACTACGAACATGGTTGCCATTTCACCGGGCTTCCCACACCTGTTATCAGCGGATACACTCCTGAAAAAGAAGGGCAGTCTTTTGGAATTGGAAGTATGACGGCTTGGGTGTTTCCAAGACCTGATGCGCGTGCAACGTACTTGGAATTTACCGGGCAGGGGTTAAAGGCGTTGGAGTCCAACCTTACCCGCAAGGAAACACAAATGACCGTGTTAGGGGCGCGTATGCTTGAAAGCAAGCCCAGCAACGGGGACAGCAAAGGGGATGCAGCGGTTAACATGGGCGGGGAGCAAAGCATTCTTGCAGCCCTATCCCAAGCTGCATCTATTGGCATTGAACGCGCACTCACTGCTTTCAGCAAATTTGCAGGATCTGACCAGCCTGTAAAATTTCGCCTCAACAAAGACTTCTTCCCAATGCCAATGTCGGCACTCAACCTTACTGCGTTGGTTGCGTCTTGGCAAAATGGTGCAATCAGCTACCAAACTTTGTTCGATAATTTACAGCGCGGAGAAATTGTCGACATTGACCAAACGGTGGAAGCAGAGCTTGCGGGCATGGACCAGCACAAGCCAGAAATTCCTGGTGGCACAAAGGTGAACCAAAGTGCAACCACAGGAAGCCATGAAACTACTCTTGCCGGTAGTAGTGGAAACAACCCAACTCAGCGCCAGCTACAGACACCTCCAAAGGCATGACATGAAAGCACAAATCCCTCCAAAGGCGTTTTCAAAAGTTGTGAACGCTCTAGTTGCAAGTATTGCAAAAAGTGCGACGCTGTACATCGCGCCGAATCTTGTGGTCAGGGCAACATGGCGGCACAAGCCAAAAGCTAACCACACAAGGGAAGAACTTGTGTTGACGTTTGGCGCTCCAAACTATCTGGAACGGTTGTTTGTTAAGCAAGCTATTAAAGCTCACGAACCATTCCCGATCCGTAAAGTGTTGCTAAAAGCATGGCCTGTAAAAAGGAAGCCAAAATAATTTTTCGCAGGGATTGCAAACTGTGGAATATGCTGGTACATTAACACCCATAACTGGACAATGTCCGGTTCAACCTCGCGGCAAAGCCGCATATTAACCATCCTTAGGGGATCCCATGAAGAAAGCTAACTTGTTTGTTCCGTTCCTTTTGAAGTCTACTGTGTTGCACGTTCGCGAAGGCGAAGATGGCGGTACAGGTACTCCCCCTGCTGGTACACCACCCGCTGGAGGCACTCCTCCTGCTGGCGGAAAGAGCGTAGCAGAACTTATCCAAGAAGGAATTGATGCCGCTGTTAAAGGGCTCAAAACAAAGAACGACGAGTTGCTGGGCAAGAACAAAGAGTTCCAAACTCGGCTGGCAGCGTTTCACGGAATCGATCCTGCTCGTGCACAATCGTTGCTGGACCAGATGGACCAGGACGAAGATTTGAAACTGTTTTCTGAAGGAAAGAAAGCAGTGGTGATTGAAAAATACACCGACCGTATGCGTACTGCCCACGAACAGGCGCTGGAAACAGAACGTCAGCAAACGTTGGCAGAGCGTCAGCGTGCTGATGCCTATCGTGGTGCGGTGCTGGACAACCAAATTCGTGCGGTTACAACCGATCTGCATAAGGGTGCTGTGGAAGACGCACTGTTGCAGGCACGTCAGATTTTCAGTCTTGATGCCAAGGGCAATGCAGTGAAACTGGACGCCGAGGGCCGTCCTGAATTGGGCAAAGATGGCAAGTCGCCGTTCAGCCCAGCCGAGTGGATGGAAATGCAGCGGGAACTGAAACCTCATTGGTTTCCTGCCAGCACTTCTGGCAGTGGTTCGAATGGCGCTCAGGGCGCTGGTTCCGGCACTGGCAAGATCATGAAACGCGGCGATTTTGATGCGCTGGCACCAGCGCAAAAAGCCAATGTGGCTCGTTCCGGTGTGCGTATTGTGGATTAACTCAACTTTAGGAAAACTTCAAAATGGCAAATACTCTTACCTCTCTCATCCCTGCACTGTATGAATCGTTGGATGTTATTTCCCGCGAACTCGTTGGCGCAATCCCTTGCGTTGCCCGCGACTCTGCCGTGGAACGCGCCGCTGTTGGACAACTGGTTACGTCCTTTGTGACGCCGACCGCTGTTGCCACCAACATTACCCCCGGTGTTACACCTCCAAACGATGGTGACCAAAACATCGGCAATGTGCAGTTGACAATCACCAAGGCTCGCCGCGTTCCGTTCCGTTGGAATGGCGAAGAAACTTTGGGTCTGAACAACAACGGCTCCGGTGCTGGCTTGGTGCGCAATGCCCAAATGATCCAGGCAATTCGCACGCTGGTCCCTTTCT